TTCGATACGGAGGTTTACCAAGTCGGGGCAGCCCTGATGTTCCGCTTGTTCGACGAATAAGCACCCAGCCCTTACGCCTTGCCATTCGCTATATTGGCCACATTTCGTGGTCGTGAACGTATCCGCGACCGCCCGCAAAATCTACCGCGCCACATGCAACAGCCCGAGTGCTGCTGCCCAGATTCGTGCTGAATACGCGGCGCTGGCTCTTTCTATCGCGACCGATCCCGATGCGGCGTTTGAGCTGACAAGCTCGACGGTCAACGGTCAGACCTTTTCCGGGAAGCGCACGACGACGAACGATGAGCGGCTGGCTCTGCTCTCTGAAATCGTTTGGTCATACGACAACTGCCAAGCACTGCCGCGCTCCACCCGGCTTCAATTCTGATCCATGAGCGACACATCAAGCACCCTGAGTATTTCGACATTCGCGCACGGGGCCAACCGCTCCCGTGATCGTGGGCCGCAGTTCCATGACCGGAACGCGGACATCGAGAAGCTGATTCCGAGCTACGACCGGAAGCGCCTCGTTTCGATTTCCTCGCGGCTGTTCACGAACATGGGAGTCGTCAAGGCGGCGATTTTGCAGAAGGCGGACTTTTCCATCGGCGAGGCATGGTTGCCGACCTACACCGGGCCGAGCGACATGCTCGACGGCAAGGCGATTGCGACCTTTCTCCGCAAAGTATGGTTCCCGTCCTGCGATGTTCGCGGCGGAATCCACAACTGGCACAAGCTGCTGGAGCTTACGTCCATCGCCATCGACCGCGACGGCGATGCGTTCTGGTTGATGGTCAAAGGTGCCGACAATTTCCCGCGCATTCAACAGATCCCATCGCACCGCGTGGACTCCTGCGGCTACGGGGACAAGGTTGACAAAGGGCCATGGAAGGGGTTGCGAATCCGCGACGGCATCATCTATTGGCCTGGCGGACGACCCGCCGCGTATCGAATCATCACAGGCGACGCGATGAACGAATACGAGGACTTCCCCGCGTCCGACGTAATCCACATTTTCGACCCCATCTATCAGGAGCAGGGGCGCGGGCTGCCGTCCACGACGCACGGAATCGAAGACCTCAAGCACTGCTTGGCATCGACTGACGACGAGCGGATTCGGCAGATGATTATCAGCCGACTGCACCTGATCGAGTTTAACGAGAAGGGCGGACCGGACGAAAACGACCCGATGGTTTCACTCTCTGAAACGCCAATCGGCGACGAGGACGGCCCGAAGATCATGGTCGAGGAGGCGCAGGGCGGGAAAGTTTACCTCAAGGCCGGGACTGGGGCGCGGATCGAGCAAGTGAAGCACGAATCCCCCGGTGAAATCTGGCAGTCCTTCCAGAATCGAATGAAGCGGTCATTCCTCGCCGGGATGCCCTGGCCGAACTCTTGGGTATGGGAAGGCTCAGGGCAAGGCACCCATGAGCGGGTCGAGGTGATGAAGGGACGCCGCGCCATCAAACAACGCCAGCGGACAATCGAATACGCCGCCGCCCGAGTGATCGCGTGGGCTTACTCCGTTTTCCATTACGACCTCAAGCGCGTGCCGCTGCTCGATCACCCGCTTTCGTGGTCATTCACGAAGCCGCCACGCCCGACCGTTGACGATGGCCGCGAGGCATCCGCGCAACGCGACGACTGGCGGGCTGGGCTCGCTAACACCGACGAGATTCTGGAAGCGAAGGGCATGACGGAGGACGAGTTCTACGAGCGTCGCGCGCTTGGCGTTGCCCGCCGAAAGGTCATCGCCCGCCGCGTGTCCGAGGAAGTTTCCGCCGAGTCCGGCTACAAGATTATCGTCGAGGATCGCGAAATGGCGATGCTCACGCCGAACGAAATGCAGCAGGCCGCACCCGCGAAGACCAATCCAGAAGAAGACCCTAACGACCAAGAGGAGGACGAAGAATGAAGACCATCACCCCGACAATTTCGCAGCTTCGGATGCTTTCCAGTATCCGGGGCAAGCAATGGATGATGCATCCGGAAAGCATGCAGACCTTCGCGCTTGCCGCTTTGGACGTTCCTGAGAAATCGGGTGCTCTGAATATCCAGATTGAAGACTTCTTTGAACTTCGCCCCGAGTCCGTTCTGGATGCTGACGGCATCGCGCATATCCACATTCACGGGGCGCTTGTCGATTCATCGCCCGCCATTTACGAAAAGCTGGGGCTTTGCACCCGCTATTCCACCTTGCGCGGGGAGATGATTGCAGCCGTCGAGCAGGGAGCAAAAGGCATCATGTTCCATGCCAACTCTCCAGGCGGCACGGTTTCCGGTTGCGTGGAAGCGGCACTGGAAATCATGGACCTGCCGATTCCAACCGCTGCCTATTGCTCAGGGCTGGCTTGCTCCGCTTGTTACAAGCTGATCGCTGGAACCGACGCCATCATTGCGAGCGAATCCGCCACGGTGGGCAACATCGGCACGATCATGTCATGGATGGATTGCAGCGAGTTCTGGAAAGAATCAGGGATCGAGTTCAAGGCGCTAACCAGCGAAGGCGCGGACCTCAAATCCACCTTCCACCTTGAGCCTAACGAAACACAGATCGAGTTCCTGCAAGAAGGCATCAACGAGGCGGGGCGGCAGTTCCGTGATCACGTAACAGCGGGACGCGAGGCGGCAGGAGCGACGATGGACCCTGAAGTGTGGCGGGCTGGCTGGTATTCCGGCGAGCACGCGGAACGCCTCGGGCTTGTCGATGGTATCGGCCAAGTTGAGTCGGCGCGGCAATGGCTCATCGCGAAGGCTAACGGTCGCTGAAAAATCCCGCTTGCCATTCGCCGAACTAGCCACACAAAACGTCCATGACCCTCTTCAAGACCTCGGGTGAACTCAAAGCGGAAGTCGCATCGCTGACCGCCGACCTTGAATCCGCGAACACAGACCTCGAAGCCGCTCGCGGCGAACTGACCGCTTGCCAGACTGAGCTTGCCGAAGCCCGCGAAGCCCTTTCTTCCGCGCCGACCGCTGAACAAGTCGCTAAGCTCGAAGCCGCCCTCTCCACCGCAGAAGCTGCCGCCGCTCCCGCTATCATCGAAGCGAAGGCCGTCGAGCTGGCATCCGCCGAGAATCCGCCTGAAGCGATTCAGAAGGTCATCGCCTCCCGCGTGACTGAAGAACTCGCAGGAGCCGGTCACGACAAGCCGATTGCCGACACCGGCACCGACGCAGGCGCTAAGACCGTCACCCGCGCCGAGTTTAACGCCATGAGTCCCCACCAAAAAGCAACCCACTTCCGCGCAGGCGGCAAGCTCTCCGACTAACAATTCTCACCAAACATCTCTGAATTATGGCTAATACCATCACCAATCTAATCCCAGACGTTTACGCCGCTCTGGACGTTGTTTCCCGCGAGCTGACCGGCTTTATCCCTGCCGTCGCCCGCGATTCCACCGCCGACCGCGTTGCGGAGAATCAGACTCTTCGCAGCCCGTTCACCGCAGCCAACACGGCTGGCGGGAACATTACACCGGCGATGTCGCTTCCGGCCGCCGCCGATCAGACCATCGGCAACAAGTCGCTCACCATCACCAAGAGTCGGTTTTTCCCGTTCTCATGGTCTGGAGAGCAAGCTTATGCCGTGGACCAAGGACCAGGAGTTCTTAACATCCGCCAGAATCAAATTGCCCAGGCCATCCGCGCCGCCGTCAACGAGATCGAAGTGGACATCGGCGTTGCCGCAAAGAATGGTGTTTCCCGCTTCTTCGGGGCCACCGCTGGCACCGCGCCACTCTTTACCGATTGGGCGCAAGCCAAGAAGATACTCGACGATAACGGCGCGCCGATTAGCGACCGCCATTCGGTTATCAACACCACCGCAGGCGTTGCCCTGCGTGGAACCTCGAATCTTTACAAGGTCAACGAGGGCGGTGAGTCCAGCCTCTTGCGCCAAGGACTGCTTGGCAACCTTTTTGGATTCGACATCCGCGAGTCCGCAGGCGTCCAAACCACCACGGCAGGCGCGATGACCGGCGCTCTCGTTAACGGCGCTCTCGCCGCTGGCGCGACTGACATTGTGTTCGACACAGGCACCGTCAATACGACCGGCATCGTTGCTGGCGACATCATCACCTTTGCGGGCAGCACCCACAAATACGTTGTCGCCACCGGCTCGACCGCTACCTCGGGAACGATCACTATCAACGCGCCGGGACTGCAAGCCGCGGTTGCCGACAATGTGGCAATCACCGTTTTCGGCACCTCCGCTCGGAACATCGCATTTAGCCGCAACGCAATTGTTCTTGCGACTCGCCTGCCGATGCTTCCCGCCGAAGGTGACATGGCGATTGATCGCGAGATCGTCACCGATCCTCGCACCGGACTCTCGTTCGAGATCGCCGCTTATCCCGGATTCCGCATGGTGACTTACCATGTGTCTGTTTGCTGGGGCGTTACGGTGTTCAAGCCTGAGCACGTTGCTGGTATCATCGGTTAAGTTTCCCTGCTGATTGTGTGTTGTTCATCGCCCCGCCCTCGCAAGGGGGCGGGGTTTTCTCTTTCAAAATCATGTCCGCTCTCACCCGATTTGCCGCTTCGATGTTCACCCGCTCCCGGTCCATCATCGGGGGCGAGACGGTCGCCATTGACGGACGGACGGCAATATCTGCCGTGGTTGCCGAGACGGACGAATCCCGCGACCTCGATTCCAGCGGATTCGACCGGGACCAATCGTTGACCGTCACCGTGAGTATTGCCGACTGGTCCACGAATTACCCAGGAGGCGCGAAAGCCTACTTTGGGAAGACTGCCATTTGCCGCGAGCGAAACTGGAAGGTCGGCACGGTTCAAGCCGGTCAGTCGTTCGTTACAATTCGCCTCACCAACCCGCGAAAGGGAGCGTAATGCTCACGGCAAAATTCGACATCGCCAAGCTGGCATCGTCTGTCAAGCAGGCGGGGAAAGCTTTCGGCGACACCAACCGAACGGCGATTGCGCGGGTCGGTGTTCAAATCTGCCGCGAGCTTGCCGTCTCGACTCAGGTTTACGGCAAGGGCGGGGCGAAGAAGAAGCAGCAAGACGCCATCGCGGCAGGCATTCACGGGACCATCGCTACCGTTTCCGAAAAGCAATTCCGCGACCTCGTTTCCGGCAAGCAGAAGCGGGCGAAGATCCGCAACCGATGGGTCGAGGTCGATAGCTCGCGACTCCTCCGCGATGTTGAATCCGCGATGAAGTGGATCGACGACCACCGGGGCGCAAAGGGACACGCGGAGCAGATGCCGCAGGACAGCATCGGCATTGCCAGCAAGTCCACCGTCGCCAAGGTCCGCCGTGCTCGTTTCCTCCGCGCCGGTATGGCCAAGGGCGGATTCATCGGGGCAGGCGTCGCCATCGCTCGCCACCAGAAAGGCGCGAACCGGATCGCCATCGGCAAGAACTTCCTCGGATACGCTCAGAAGCACGCGGAGAAGGGCACGGCGCAGGCCACCGGCTCGCCGTTCAAACCCATCGCCAAGCTTATCAACAAGTCGCGCCACAGCGGCAGCGGCTACGTCCTGAGCGACGCGGAGAAGTCCAAGGCCATCGGCTACGGATTCAAGAAAACCCTCACTTGGTATAAGCGAGCCGCGAAAACAGCAATCGACCAATCCTGACACCATGACAACCGACAAAGCACTCGAAACGCTGAAAGCGTGGATCACTCACCGGACGACGACTTACACCGCACTTGCCGGAATCCCGATCATCCTCCGCGACTCCAATACGGAGCAACCCGGCGACGATGACGAGGAGGATACCGACGATTTCGACGCGACCTTTATCGTTCTAAACGACACCGGCAGCGAGGAGCACGCGGTTTTGCGCGGCGTTCTCACCATGCAAATCGAGGTGATGCTTGTCACCTCACCGGGCGGCGACCTCGGGAAAACCGACGCCGAGCACTGGTCGCTAAATGCCGACCTCTGGAACATCCTGGCGGACAAAGCGGCCATCACCTACTGCAACAACCAGCCCGGTTTTACCTGCTTTGACATCCGTGGAAATGAGCCAACATCGGAGACAGGAGAAGGTGTGAGAACCACGACTTTCGCGTTAAAGATGGTCGGCGCTGCCATCCCTTGAAATCGGTATTGCCATTCGCGGTTTTGGCCGCACTACATGGCCATGTCCGCAACCGTTTACGCCGCCGCCCGGTATGGAGTCGTTGATGACGACACCGCGACCGGCCTCCATCTCGCGAGCTTTTCGACCAACTCCGAAGTGGACGAGGCGTTTGCCTTGAACCACGGAGGCAGCACCATCGGCTATTCGATGTATAACGACCGCGCCACCGTGGACGTTTCCGGTGTTGTTGCAGTCAAGGCGACCGGCCTCGCGCTGAATCTCTCGTCCGTGCTGACCCTCGCGAACGTCACCGCCGATTCACTCAACACGCTAACCGGCAACCTCTTCACGACCTCGACCGGAAACGCCGGATTACTGGTCAAGTCGGTCAACCTCAGCCGCACGAATACCGGCTTCGAGGAAGGCAGCATCGGGGGCGTTTACTTCCCGCTGATCGCGACCAACTCACCGAGCACGCTGGCCGATTAACAGCCGCCGCTCACCACCCGAAGAAACATGACACAGCACGCCGCCGCGATGAGTTCCAGCCACGGAACCGGGGACATCAACCTGGCGTCCGCGCTGATGGCAATGGGCATCGCTCTCGACGAGCTACAGCCCTGCGCGATCATCTCAAAGAACGATGGCAAGGACTACGGGCGGTTTTTCCTCACCCCGATTTCCAACTGCGGGAAGTTCGAGACGATGAAGCTGCTGGACCTCTGGACGCACCCGGAGAAGATGCCGAGTCCGGTTCACCCGTTCGCGTGGATCATGGCCGCTCTGAAGTCCCGCCCTTCCGGTTGCAAGTCATCCGCCGACTGGCTCGACCACGCGCACGACCACCTGCAAAGCATCGGTGAACTCCCTGCCGGATTCCCACGGCGGATGGATGACATCCCCGGAATGATCGCCCGTAACCCGGAAGCGCGAGCAAGCTACGTTCTAGCGTTCGTGCATTGCCGCGCTCTCTGCCTGTCCCTTGTGGACCGCGCCCGCCGTCAAGTCCTGATGAGCAGCCGCGACGGTCGCTCTCACCAGATCATCGATAGCAACCTTCCCCGCCACGTTCGCAACAACCTAATCGCCCGCCTCGACGGCTGACCCATGACACGCGCCGAAATCCTCTCTCATGCCCTGTTCGACACCGGGGGCGAAATCGACGGGCTGAAGTTCGGCCCGCTCTCTCAGGCTTGCATCATGATTCTTGGATCGCGGAAGAATCACTTCTTCGCCGAGTCAAATCGCCAGCAATCGCAAAGCGACGCCGTTTTTGAAATCTTCTTCGTTCTCACCCGCACCAAGGAGCAACGAACCGCGCTCATCCGTGATTCCCTCGAAGAGTGGAACACCAAGGTCATGGAGTTTGCTGCCGGGTTGGAAGACTCCACGATCATGCGATTCGCGGACGAGTATTTTACGCCAGCGTGGCACGCGCTAATCCTCTCGCGGGTGGAAAGTGAGCAGCCGGGAAAGTCACAGCCGAGCCGCCCGACTTCGTATTCTTCGCCCAAGGAGCAAAGCGCGTCGGGCTTTACGACTTCGCCAAAAGCGTCGGCGTCGAAGACCCGCTCTGGGAACTCTCCGCGTGCTGCGTCCTGCAATTCTTCCACGCCGAAGCGATCCGTAAAGGCGCAAGGCTCAGGTGGGTCAACTGGCCCGAAGCGGACCCCGAAAGGGTCGCCGAGTTTGAGAGACTCGCGGAAAAAGAAATCTTAATCGAGGGACTTTAACCAATGGCTCTAGGGACAACTTTAAACGTGGGATTCGACGCGAACCAAGTTCGCACCGGGCTAGGCAGGCTGTCGGGAATGTTCGGCGGCGTCATGCGAGGATTCCGGCAAGCGGGGATTGGCGCGGCACGGCAGGCAGGGGTCAATATCATGGAGGCGCTTGGCAACGCGCTCATGGCAGGGCCGCAACTCGCGGAATACGCCGGGGACATGGTGGACTTCTCAGCCCGCACCCGCGTCTCTGTCGCTGACCTTGTGGTTTTGGAGGAGGCGCTTTCCCTCGCTGGAGCAAAGGGCAAGGACACAGCGCGGATGCTTCAGATGCTTGCCGATAATCTCTATGAGGCGACGCAGAATGTCGGCCCGGCACGGGATGCTTTGCAGAAACTCGGATTTAGCGGGGCCGAGTTCGTGAAGCTTCCAATCGACAAGGCTTTTGAGAAGATCGGTCGCAAGGTTGGCACTCTGCCGGATGACTTCGAGGGACTAGAGGGAATCATGTCCGACCTGTTCGGGGCGCGGGGCGGAATGCGTATGATTGCATTCTTTCGCGACTTCGACGGAGGCATGGCGCAAGCACGGGCAAACGCCAAGCCGTTCGCCGAAGACCTTGGCGAAAACGCAATGGCGCTCGACGAGCTCTCCGAAAAAGCATCCGCGTGGAAATACGCGTGGAAGTCTTTTGTTCTGCAAGGGATGAAGACGATGCCTGCCATTCTTGACGCTGGATTTAAAGACCTCGGAATCTTCGACACATCAAAGCATCAAGAGGTTTGGAAAAGCATAGGCGATTCCTTTGTTTCTGGAGTGAAGGCGATCAAGAATGGCGAGCTACCGGCGCTTATGAACGATCTCTTTCTCGCCGCAGGAGCGAAGATGGGCGAAGGATTCAAAGCGGCACTTGGCTTTTCATCTTCGGCTGAAGGAGGAGGAGGCGGCGGCATGGGAGGAATGCTCAAGGGGGCATTCAAAGGCATGTTTGGCGGCGGCGGCCCATCAGCGTCAACCAACAGCAGCAGCGGAGACAAGTTGATTAGTCAAGGAATGGAGCAGATCGGGCTGCTTCGCCAGATCGCCACCAAGAAAGGAGGATGGGCATGAGCGCACGAATTCACGGACTAACCGCATTTTCCCTCGTTCCGGGACCGGACCTTTACTTGTCGCGTGACGCGGAAGGAAAGACGACCGCGACACGATCCTTCACCTGCCTCAAGTCGGCGGTCCAAACCGCTTTCATCCAAAGC